AAAAACTAAATTCCTATAAACAAAAAATGGCTCAATTTACATTTACAAACAACACCTATGCCGGCGAAGCGCTGGCCGGGTTTATGGCCAGCACCTTGCTGGAAGCCGATTCGGTCAAACGAGGTCTGCTAACTGTTATTAACGACGTAAAATCACGCAAAGTGATACTGGACGTTGACGATGACGTAGTACTGCAAGACCCCTCAGGCATCTTCGCCGATCAGGGTACCACCGCCTTACAAAACGAAAGCTACCTCGATCCGGTAGTCTATGAATTCATGAAACAGGAACAATGGGACAAACTCGTACAATCATGGGAGGCCCAAAGTTTAAAACCCGGTGCCTTTATGGATTATGAAGGTGTAGTGGACCTTTCCGACTTTATGGTACAGCGTTACCTCACCAAAATACAAATAGCCAACGAGCGTTTGTACTGGCTGGGGAAATCAGCAACTAAAGAAGCAGCATTTACAGCAGGATTTACAGGTTTATTACCATCTATCGCCGCCGCATCCGGTGTTTACAAAGTTGGCTTAGGCAAACCCGCAACATCCATGGCTGCAACCGCAATTGATGCGACAGGCCTGGTAACCGTAGCCGATACTTCTTCTCTTGCCGATGGCGACGTGGTAACTATCACGGCAGTAACCGGCACAAGTAAAGATACAACCGATACTACTGCCGGTGTAAGCATCCAGGGGCAGTCTTATTTCATCCAGGTAGCCAGCGCTACAAGCTTTAAACTTGTACGTAATTACAACGACATAAACACCCGTTTAGCAGCCACATTCACAGGCACATCAACTGCTGCAACAGTAAGTTACATCAATGCCAGCAACGTATTGTCGGTATTAACCAGTGTCTATTCACAGCTTGATCCAGCGGACCGCAGCCAGGACGACTTTAACCTGCAAATCCCTTTGCACGTAGGCTATGCTTACGCACAGGCACAGGCCAACAAGGCGGTAAATGTTTTAAACGCTTTTACAGATCCTAAGAAAATGGATTACCTGGGTGTACCGCTACAGTTAATGAATCACTGGCAGGCAAATACCATTTTGGGTGCCCGCTCATCCAACCTGTTCTTGGGTGTCGACCTTTTGGGCGATGAATCACAACTCTCTACAGTCTACATGCAGCCCTACACCAACGACAACGTTGTCCGCATGAAGGCCCGCATGAAAGCCGCCGTAAACTACAAATTCGCTAACGAGATCTTCTACCTGTCAGCTTAATTTGAGTAGTAAGTATATTAGTATCAGGCAGCAAGATTCCTTTCTTGATGCCTGATACTAACCTCTCCAAACAAAAATCAAATACTAGCTACTTGATACTAGCTACTAAATACTTAAAAAAACATGTCAATTTACAATAAAATAAACGCAGGCTTCAGTTTAGGAGTAGACGAGCCTACAACCGCCGGCATCGAGGATGTGATCTATATCTTCAACCAGGATGATTTCACCCTCACGTATGACACTACCAACCCGTTGATCGTTACAGGTATTACCGCTGTAGACACAGCGAAGATTTACCAGTTCCAGGGCACCAATAATAGCTTCAATACCACTTCAAAGCTGGCAAAAACGTCAGTAGGACCACGTTATACCGAGGAGATAGATTTTAATGTTGCCGGTCTTTCTGTCGATATTAAAACACAACTACAGGCCATGGGTTACGGCCGCGTTTGCGCAATAGCAGTAAACAATTACAATTCCAGCGATTCGGCTATCGAATTATTTGGTGCAGTAAATGGGTTGATATTAACCGATGCGGAACGCAGCGCCGCAGACGATACTATGGATGGCGGTTACAAATTAAAGTTAACCAACCCCGATAAATTAAGGGAGCCATATCCGCCCCGGGCAGTATCCATCGCAGCAACCGGTGGCACAGCAAGCTTTGCAAGTACCATTGCAGCTATCCAGGCATTATTGGCCTCTTAGCAAAAGTCATTGGTCATTAGTCATTGAAAAAATGGCTAATGACTACTTACCGCCACAATAAAACTCAATGACTAATGACTTAATGACCAATGACCACAAAGAAATATATCCTAAAACCCGGCAGGCACCAATTTGTGCCAGGCTCGCATGCTTTTCATCAAAACAACAACCTAACCGATGAAGAAGCACAATGGTACCTGGCAAAATACCTGCATATCGCATTACTATTTGATGCTATCCCGGAAATAACCGATTCCGCTTGCCGGGTGTCAGACGACGAATCATTCAAACTAATCGGCGAGATCACCTCTGCAGATGCGGTGGAATCCATCCCACTAATCGGTGAAATCATAAAAACAGAATCGGTGGAATCACAAAACATTATAATATGAAAACCTATCTCCCACAAATTGAACGCCGCATATTAGTAAGGCCAAATCAAACCTTCGGCATCCTCAATTATGATATGGATAATGCTTATCCGCAGCGTATGCTGGAGCTGGTGGCCGGATCCCCTACCGCTAAAGATTGCTGGAATAAACGGGCAAAATTTATAGCCGGAAATGGTTTCGAGGAAAAGGATTTAGGTAAGCAGGTTATCAATACAAAAGGCCTCACACTTGCCAAACTATTGAAAGCTATCGCTACTGATAAAGGTCTTTTCACCGGGTTTGGTATCCAGGTAAACTATAACGCCAACTTCAAAATAGCGTCGGTAAACTACATTAAGTATGAAGATATTCGCATGGGCGATACCGACGAACCTGATACTGCTGATAAATATGCGATTTACTTCGATTGGGGTCGCAAAACCTGGAAAAACACCATGCGCAGCAAGATCACTTTCCTTGATAGATATAACCCCGATCCCGCAGTTATCGAACAGCAGGTAATTGATGCAGGCGGATGGGAAAACTATAAAGGCCAGCTCTTTTACTTTAATCCTGAAGTTGATGATTATCCATTGATTGAAGCTGATAGCGTTTGGGAGGATTTTGAAACCGAAGCGGGGATAAAGATTTTTAATAACCGCGAAGTTACCACCGGGTTCCTCCCCTCAACCATGTTATTTATGCAGGCACGCCGCGAAGAAGCCGATAATAGCCGACCGGATAGCGATGATCAGCATTATTACAATATCCCATCGCAATTGGAAAAGGATCTTGGCTCGTTCCAGGGAACCAAAAGCTCGCAAAAGATCATCGTTATTGAATATGAGGACCAAAATTCAAAACCTGAGTTCCAGCCTTACGCCATTCAAAATAATGATAAGCTATTTGAAACCACCGAGAAGTCAGTAGAAGCGCGAATCATTAAAGGTTTTTCCATACCTAAGGAATTGATCAATTCTGACAAGACCTCCGGCCTGAGCAATGGCAGCGAGAAAAAGGAAGCGATAAGAGAATTCAACGACAACACTGCCGCCGATAGGCTCGAGCTTTCCGAAACTTTCGCCGAAATCTTCGGTCGTTTCTATATCGAAATCAATCCCTCAGGAAATTGGAATATCATACCTGTACCGGCCAATGTTGCCGATGACAATGCAGGCATAACTGCCGGGAAAAGTTTGAATGAACTGTTAATCGCCGCCATTCCCGCCGAAAACAAAATAGCGGTACTGATTTATGCTTACGGTTTTAAACAAGCAGAAGCTGAAGCAATGGTGCAGCTCAACTAATCTCTAACCTCCAGTCTCTAATCTCTAAATCCAATGTCTCAAGTATATCTAATCGACCAAATCACATTTCAGAATTACGAGGATCTTTCTGTAAATATAAAACCTGAGCGCATCAAAGTATTCGTAAAAAAAGCACAGGAGCTTGACCTCAAACCATTTTTGGGGTATGCCTTGTACTACGATTTTATCCAATACTTCAATACCGATGGCACGCTACAGGATAATACCCCTCAACCCTATAAGGACCTGCTAAACGGCTCCGAATACCTCGACCAATATGGCCACATAGTATTATATGAAGGGCTGTTACCCATGCTGGTCTATTTCACTTTCGCCCGCTTTATTGAGGCTGACGCGATACATTACACTGCTACCGGTCCAATCATCAAACACCACGACAACGGCGATACCCTTTCCCCGCAGGAGATTACAAAACTCGTCCAGCAACAACGCAGCGTAGCAAATGCCCATGCCAATGAGGTCGAAAAGTTTTTGTGGGACAATCGGGTCGAGTTTCCACTCTGGAACTACAACGGCAAAAACCGGAGTTCCCGCCAGGCGGGTCCGCGTATCAGGGGAATCGATAAAACTGATTTTAATTACCCCGGTGATAGCTCTAGCCAAAACAATGGCTATTTACCGCTCAATGAATTTTTAAACTAATGGCAGATAAAACAATAAGCGAACTGCCGGTAGCATCCGCCATCGGCGCAACTGATATATCCGTACTCGTTAGCAATAATATTGATTACCAGTTTGATTTCACGCTGCTGCTCCAGTTTATAACAGCAAATATTTCTACAGGAGCTACAATAACCTTTGGCACAACCGTACCGCAAAATACAAGCGGCAAAAACGGGGACGTTTTTATCAAAACAGATACCGCAGCATTTTATCAAAAATCAAACGGGTCATGGATACTATGTTACACAATTGCGGCA